GGCGAGTTCAAGCGCGGCACGCTCGGCGAGAGCAAGGAGAGCTACAAGGTCAAGACCTATGGCCGGGTGGTCGCGATCACCCGCCAGACGCTGATCAACGACGATCTCGACGCCTTCACCCGCATCCCGGCGATGTACGGCAACTCCATCGCGCAGCTGGAGTCGGACGTGGTCTGGGGTATCATCACCGCCAACCCGGCGATGGCCGACGGCAACGCGCTGTTCCACACCACCCACAAGAACCTCGCCGGCACCGGCGCGGCGCTCGATGTCGGCAGCGTCGGTGCGGCGCGGGCGGCGATGGCCAAGCAGACGGGGCTCGACAAGAAGACGGTGCTCAACGTCCGGCCCGCCTTCCTGATCGTCCCCGCCTCGCTGGAGCTGAAGGCCGAGCAGCTGGTCGCCCAGAATCTGGTGCCCGCCGCGACCTCCAGCGTGGTGCCGCAGTCGATCCGCACCCTCGCGCCGATCAGCGAGCCGCGCCTCGACGCCGCCAGCGAGACCGCCTGGTATCTGGCGGCCAGCCCGAACCAGATCGACACCATCGAGTACGCCTATCTCGAGGGCCAGCAGGGCGCCTACATCGAGACGCGCAATGGTTTCGACGTCGACGGGGTCGAGATCAAGTGCCGCCTCGACTTCGGCGCCAAGGCCATCGACTGGCGCGGCCTCTACAAGAACCCGGGCGCATAACCAGCACCCCAACATGCTGAACCCTGACATGCGGGCGGCCCTGACGGGCCGCCCTTCGTCTTTCCACGAGGATCACGTCCATGAAAAACTACGTCCAGCCCGGCAACACCCTCACCCTGACCGCGCCCTATGTCGTCACCTCCGGCGATGGCCTGCTCGTCGGCTCCATCTTCGGCATCGCGTCAGGCACCGCCGCCCTCGGCGACCCCGTAGAGACGGCGCTCGTCGGCGTGTTCGACATCACCAAGGTCGGCTCCCAGGCCTGGACCGTCGGCGCGAAGGTCTATTGGGACGACACCAACAAGCGCTGCACCACGGTCGCCACCGACAACACGCTGATCGGCGTGGCCGTCGAGGCGGTGGCCAGCGGCACGGGCGACACCATCGGCCGCGTGCGCCTGAACGCGGCGTTCTGATGAGCGCCTTTTCCGCCGCCGTTGGCGCGCTCTTCGCCGACCCGAACATCGGCCGGGATGCGGTCTACATCGCCGACGGCGGCGCGCCCGTTCTGGTGCGCGTCGTCGCCCGGCGTGCTGATGCGGTCACCGACTTCGGCGATGCGCGGCTCTGGTCGGAGACCACTCGCATCGACCTGCGTGTGGCCGAAGTGGCGAACCCGCGCCCCGGCGACCGCATCGAGATCGATGGTGACGCCTTCCTCATTCAGGGCGAGCCTGTCCGCGACGGTGAGCGACTGGTCTGGACCGTCGATCTGAGGCCCGCGTGACGGCCATGAAGCTGAAGCTCGACATCGATCCCGACATCGTCGCGATGATGGCGGCCGAGGTCGCAGCGGGCGAACGCGCCGTGACCGCCGCCATGCGCGAGGCCGGGACCGGGCTGAAGAGCGCCTGGCGGCTGCAGATCACAGGCGCGGGTCTCGGCCCCCGGCTGGCCAACTCGATCCGCAGCCAGAACTTCCCGAGGTCGGGCGAGAGCCTGGACGCGGCGGCGCTGGTCTGGTCGAAGGCGCCGATCATCGTCGGCGCGCATGACACCGGCCCGCTGATCCGCTCCAAAGACGGGTTCTGGCTGGCGATCCCGCTGCCCGCCGCAGGCAAGTCCCTTCGCGGCGGCCGGATCACGCCAGGTGAATGGGAACGCCGTCGCGGGCTGCGCCTGCGGTTCGTCTACCGCCGCACCGGCCCGAGCCTGCTGGTCGCGGAGGGACGACTGAACACGAAGGGCCAGGCGGTGGTGTCGCGCTCGAAGACCGGGCGCGGCAAGGTCACGGCACCGATCTTCCTGCTGGTGCCTCAGGTGAAGCTGCCGAAGCGGCTGGACTTGGCGCGGGACGCGGACCGGGCGTTGGACAGCGTTCCGGGGCTGATCGTGGCGAACTGGGTGGAGGGGCGCGGTTAGCCGAAGCCAAGTGCCTGTGGCCGAACCGCAGCGGAAACTAGGGCGTCAAGGTGTTTAGGTGCGGATTCAAAGAAATGAAGTTAGAACAGGCTTCACGAAGTTCACGCGCTGCGTGATCCCAAAATACAACGTCGACTTGGAATCCGTCCTTGATCAAGGTCTCGACCGTCGGCACGTAATCGGAATCTCCCGAGACAATGGTGAAGACGTCGCCTTTTGCTGAGTTTCGATACGCGTCTCTCGTCATCTCCGTCACGATCCCCGTGTCGATCTTCTTCTCCTTGTTCGCTGCGTTTCTGTCATGAGTGATCACTTCAAAGCCGGCGCGTTTTGCGACGTCCCAAATTGCGTCGTTCTGCGGCGGCCTCGATCCGAAAAGCATAGCGCGCGCGGTCTCCTTTCGATCGGTCCCCGCGATGAACTGATACAGTTTCCCGAAGCTGATACGGTAGCTCGTGTCGATGATCCTGTTGGTCATCGCGTCATAGATGTCCAATGCCATACCCTGTTGCACGGCACTGACGCGCTGGCCTTCAATGAAAACGTTTGAATTATCGACGTAAATCCAGTCGGCCATCTGTAAACTTCCCCTAGTTGTGCTCGTGAGCCAAGAGCCAAAGAACGGATGGCTTATTTGAAGTCCATCCTCCATCAATAGCCTCAGGCAGTTCCAATGCCCAGCCCTCGCGAAACCATCCTCGCCGCGCTGCACGCGCGGCTCTCGGCGCTGGCCGCCACCGCGCTGCGCGGCGAGGTGCTTCCCGAGCGGGTTCCGGCCAACGGCCTGCTGATCTTGCGGGATGGCGAACCAGGCGAACCCGAAGTGACGCTGTCGCCCCTGCGCTACCACTACCAGCACCGCGCCGAGATCGAGGCGGTGGTGCAGGGCGCGGCGCGTGACACCGCCTTCGACACTTTGACCGCCAGCATCGGCGCAGCGCTCGCCGCCGACCGCACGCTGGGCGGGCTCTGCGATTGGGTCGAGGCCGAAGCGCCACGCCCGGTCGATCTGCCGATCGAGGGAGCGGCCAGCCTGAAGGCCGCCGTGATCCCGGTGGTGCTGCACCATTCCACGGCCGATCCGCTCGGCTGATCCCGACAACCCGAGGAGAACACCATGGCACGAGCCCAGGGGGCGCGGGCGCTGATGGCGCTTGCGTTCGAGACGACCTATGGAACGCCGCCCGCCAGCGGCTTCACCCGCATGCCTTTCGCCAGCACCTCGCTCGGCGCCGAGCAGCCGCTCCTGAACTCGGAGCTTCTCGGCTACGGCCGCGATCCGCTGGCCCCGATCAAGGACGCCGTCACGGCCGACGGCGACGTCGTGGTGCCGCTTGACGCCGAGGCCTTCGGCTTCTGGCTGAAGGCGGCCTTCGGCGCGCCGTCGACGACGGGCACAGGTCCCTGGACCCATGAGTTCCAGTCGGGCGCGTGGACACTGCCCAGCATGTCGATCGAGACCGGCATGCCCGAGGTGCCGCGATATGCGATGTATTCCGGCTGCGTGCTCGACCAGATCACCTGGCAGATGCAGCGCTCGGGGCTGCTGACCGCAACGGCGCGGCTGGTGGCGCAGGGTGAGACGGTCGGCACGACGACGAGCGCCGGGACACCCGCCGCGCTCGAACTGAAGCGCTTCGGCCATTTCAACGGGGCGATCACCCGGAACGGGACCGCCCTCGGCAATGTGGTCTCGGCCGAGATCACCTATGCCAACAACCTCGACCGCATCGAGACGATCCGAAACGACGGCCGCATCGACGGCGCGGACCCAAGCATCGCGGCGCTCACCGGCCGGATCGAGGTGCGTTTCGCCGACCAGACGCTGGTGACGCAGGCGATCAATGGCGAGGCCTGCGAGATGGAATTTGCTTACGTCCTGCCCTCGGGCGAGAGCTTCACCTTCACCGTGCACGCCGTCTATCTGCCGCGCCCGCGGATCGAGATTTCCGGGCCGCAGGGCGTGCAGGCGACCTTCGACTGGCAGGCCGCCCGAGACAGCGTCGTCGGCCGGATGTGCACGGCGACCCTCATCAACGACATCGAGGTGTATTGAGAATGCTGACGCTCGACCTGACAAACGCCCCGCGCTGGCATGACCTCGCCCCTGGCGTTCGCGTGCAGCTGCGACCGCTGACCACAGCGATGATGGTGGCGACCCGCAGCGACCCGGTCGTCGAGGCAGTTCCGGAAGATGCCAGCGACGAGGAGCGCGCGGTCGCCTTCGCCAAGGCTCTGGCCCGCCGCGCCGTGCTTGCCTGGGACGGCATCGGCGATGCCGACGGCAATCCCATCGACCCGAGCCCCGAGGCGATCGACGCGCTGCTCGACATCTGGCCGATCTTCGAGTCCTTCCAGCTGACCTACGTCTCAAAGGGCCTGCTGCTGGAACAGGAAAAAAACGCCTCCGCGCTCTCGCCGAATGGTCCTTCGGCGGGGGCGAGCGCTACTGCCAAGCCTGCGCACCCTACGAGGGCCGCGAGCAAGCCTGCCCGGACTGCCCGGCGCGGCTGAACCGTCCGGAAACGCTGGAGGGTTGGCAGGTCTGGGACTTGGTCGGCCGCCTCGGAGGCCAGCTGCGCGTCCTGCCCGGCGCAGTGATTGGCTGGGACATGACTGCGGCGCTGGCGCTCGGTGACGCGCTCGGCGTGCCTCCGCTCGCCATGGCCGAACTGCTGCCCGTCATCGAGGCGGTGATGGTCGCCAAACTCAACGAACAGATGGATCAGCCCCATGGCGGAAAAACGGGTTAGCGTCCGCCTCGCGGCCGTGGGCGGACGGCAGGTGCGGGCCGAGCTGGAAGGCGTGGGCGAAGCCGGATCGCGCGGGTTCGGACGGCTGAGCCGGGAGATGGAGGCGGCCAATGCGAGGCTCGCAGCATTCTCGCGGCGGGTGC